GCAAATCTTCAAACGCTTGCAACCGTTTTTTAAAATTTTTATCATCACATACCGTTTTCGGCATCATACACACATACACTACCGCTCGGAAATTCGCTTCTGCTCTTCCTCGCATCGCTTCGGCTCCGCAGTGGATCGTTCGGCTATCCCAAAACACCATACTGCCTTTCGGACATCGGATTTTTTTATATGCACAACCTTTTTCCACATAAAACGCTTCTTCTTCTTTCGTCAGTTTATGCCAATCCGCTTTATCCGTTACATTAAATTTTTCCGCAAATTCGCGGTGATAACGGTTACTTCCTTCCATAAATGCTAACGTCGCATCTCCTTCATTCACATCCAACCCCGTTACCCAACTCTGTATTATTTCTATATCCGGCCGCGTATAACTCTGATCTGTGTGAAACCACGTATTCTCTAAATTCCACCCTCGTTTCGTCACTTCCGGCGGCATATTAAAACTTAACCCGTCAAACGACACTAATAAGTCTTCTTTTTTTACTCCCCATAACGTCGCAAATATATCTACTATTTTTTCATTTTGCCGCACATCCCAAACCACTTGCGCGTGCCCAGCACTAAAATACTGAAACAACATCGAGTGCAACGGCATTAATTTATAAATTTCTCGCCACGTTTCCGATTTATTTCGGTCTAACGGGACTTTCCATTTGCTCGTTAATCGTTCAAAATAACTCCATAATCCATCTACTATATGCTTACATTCTTCATCATTTAGCACATTCGGTATAATCGCTACACCATATTTTTCGACAGTTTCTTTTACACCATCTTTATTCGTAATATAACGTTCATATTCATACGCCATATTACGATAAGTTATTTTTGTTACCTAATTAAAATTCATTTTTGTGAGTTAAGCTTTTGTTTGTGCATAGGCCTTATTAATCCCCGATACTTCTGCAAGAAGATGAAACAAGGCCCCGGCTACGAAGACGGTAGTCCATTTCCCATAGGATCCGGTAAGTTTTTCGGAAACCCAAAATATCGGAATTAAAAAAAGTCCAACTAAAGCTGCTTCGAAGAGTACGTTCATTTATACTTCTAGTTAGAATATGCTAAACCACCCATACCGGACATGATACGGAAAATATTGTAGTTGACGGCATACATACGGAAGTTATAGGGGTAAGTTTTGGAAGGGAAGGTACCTGCTGATCCAGAGGTAACACTATCAAATACTAAGGTGGCATTATCGATACGACTGAAGTTACAGGAACCGGATGGTTGATGTTCTTCGGGTTGAATGGCAAACGAATAAACATTGATAGGATTGGCTGTTGCGGGAGTAATCGAAGTACTGGTTGTGGTTGCTCGCATAATAGGACCAAATGCGCCACCAGTATGATGTTGAAGAGGTTGGACTTTCCAGAAGTAATCACCATAACGTTCATCAAATCGGTCTTGACCGTTGATTTGGAGACGACAACGGTTCACAATATCATCATAACTGAATAATTGCGTAGAAGTAGAATTTGCATCACCCGTAAATGCATCAGGAATGTTTCCAACAGCACCACAATCGGTTTTACGAGCATCTTGGAATACCCAAATGAGTTCTTTTACAGGATGGTTTAAGGTTAAATCGATACGAGCACTGGACGTGGTGATTTGTTCTTGACCTTCGTATTGTAATTGTTCAATGAGATATTCATGCGATTCTTGAGCAAACCGACGACGTTCATCAACATCAAGGTAGACATAATCAATGTATAACGCCATATCTTTTAAAGGAGGTAAAGCAGCAGCGGCTTTAGCAACCGTAATTGCACTTGTATTGTTGGAGTTTGTCGAAACTAAGTTAACGGCATCTTGAAGAGTAATATTGAACCGAACTTCGTGGTATTGTAAAGCAATTAAGGGTAACGCTAAACCAGGATTACGATTGAACCAGAATTGTAAAGGAACATATAATACTGGAGGACGACCACCACAAGTTAACGAAGTAGAAAAAGTTTTGTTATACGCACCACCTAAAACCGCATCTAATTTTATAGCCTTATCAAAATTAGTCGTTAAAGTTTCCCATAAGTATAACCATTCACCATAATGACGGTCAATAATTTGTCCACCGATTTCCACTTCAATTTGTTGGAGCATTAAGTAACCAAGACGACGACGAGCACCCGCTGACGAGTAAATATCATCGGCATTTGATTCAGCGGTAGGTAAATCAGGACCAGTAGTATCCGGTAATGTAATTTCTACATAGGTATTCCAGATTAAATCGGCATTACGGTTGACCACGGCGACGAGACGTTGGCCATAAACAGGAGCACCGGTAAAGTTGACACGGAAGGCTTCAATTGCGAAGTTTGTGTGTCGTTTGTATAAGATTTTCCAGAAGGTAATATGCGGATTGCCTGTTAAATAA